TTAATTCAACTTGTAGGCACCACAACTCATATTCTTCTTGATTGATCTGAGCATTTTCTTCATTCTCAATATCATCTAGTATTTGTTCATTTCCGTTTGCCATGTTATCTGCTCCAAGCATCTATTAAAACAATCACAGTCACAATACCTGCAAAGAATCCAATAATTAATAGTTCCATGATTAAGATTCCAATGCTTGTTTAACAAGCCAAGCTGCGTGTCTATTAGTGTTTTCATATTTCTCAGCCCATTTAGCAACACGAGTAATTTCCGCATCATATAAATCTTTGATACGGCCTAGCTTGTCATCTTCTACATCAAATAAGATTTTATGTACTTGGTCAGATAACAATTCTGTTTCATCTATATAATCTGAAAGTCTAAGCACATTGAAAGTTAAGAATTGTTCAACAACTTCTTGAAGGTCTTTTGGGTTTAATTCTTCTGGCCAATCTGGATCGTTAATGGTGCCAGTTAGTGGGAATGTAGTCATTTAAATCTCCTGTTATTAAGTTAATTGCTGTACCACAATTCACACTCTACTCTTATTTAAAATAAAGTAAAGCATTATTTAAAATAAATTTGCATATTTTTTTAATTTAGTTATAATCTAGTCAAAGGAGAGTAAAAATGATTGAAACAAATAAAACAACATTAGAAGCAGAATCAAAATTAGATTATGTACAAAGAAAGCTATCAGACCCTAAGAACAATATAGGTGCTATTAGTCGTGAGATGGGAATAAGCAGATTTATTTTAGATAAAATTACTAAGGGTGGTGATATTAGATATAGCTTAATAGAATCTCTTTATATTTATTTTAAAAATAGTGCTGATTAATATGAGTAATCTATTTGAGCATCAAGAATTAGATATGATTATTAAAAAATCTACATCATTTGAAAAAACTAAGAGAAATGATTTTATTTGTAAGATGTATGACATAACTTTTAATGAGATCAAAGATGAGTTTATAACTAATTTTACTGTTGATTTTGACTGGAACATTGGTTTAATAGTTGGTCAAAGTGGAACTGGTAAAACAACGATAGCAAAAGAAAAGTTTAAAGATTTTTATTTATTTAAAGAGCATCAATGGGATTCAACTAAATCTGTAGTTGATAATTTTCATGATGATCTAAAATCTGAAAAAATAATTGAATCTTTAACTAAAGTAGGATTTTCTAGTCCTTTAAATTGGTTAAAACCTTATCATTTGCTATCAAATGGTCAAAAAATGCGAGTGGATTTAGCTAGATTGTTGTTAGAAAATACAGAAACTGTAATTTTTGATGAATTTACAAGTGTTGTAGATAGAGATGTAGCGAAAGTAACATCTTTAGCTGTAAGTGAATTTATTAGAAAGAATAATTACAAGTTTATAGCTGTTTCATGTCATTCAGATATTAAAGAATGGTTACAACCTGACTGGATATTTGATACAAATTCAAAAATATTTTCAAGGGGGTTACTTTGGCAACGACCAAAACTTGAATTTAAACTCCGAGAAGCTACAGTTGCTGAATGGAAGATATTTTCAAACTATCATTATTTAACGCATGATATACAAGCTGGTAGTGATTGCTTTGCATTAGATTATCAAGGATATCCTATAGGGTTTGTAGCTGTTAATCACTTTCCGCATCCGAAAGTAGCAAACTTTAAAAAAATTCATAGAATGGTTGTATTACCTGACTTTCAAGGTATTGGAATTGGTAAAAAATTGTTAAATGAGATTGCTGAAATTTACTATAAAGATAATTACAGAGTATTAATTACTACTGGTGCTTTAAGTTTTATTAAAAGTCTTGATAGAGAGCAACATTGGAAAATGACAAGAAAACTTGGTAAAGTTGGTGAAAGTAATGGTGTTATGAAGGGCAAAACATCAATGAATAGAGAAACTGCAAGTTTTGAGTATAAAGATTGTAATACTAAAACTATGAGTGATTTTATTTTAACTTACGATTTATTTTAAGGATAAAGATTATGGATTGGTTCAGACATGATTCAAACGCAAATCTTGATGAAAAATTACAAGAGGTTCTATTAGATTATGGTCTTGAGGGTTATGGATTATATTGGTATTGCATAGAATTGATTGTAGGTAAAACTTCTGCCGATAATTTAACTTTTGAAGTAAAGCATGATGCACGAATAATAGCTCGTAATACTGGTTCAACACCTCAAAAAGTAGAAGAGATGATGAAACGATTTGTATCATTAGGACTATTTGAAAATAGTGAAGGAAAAATTACTTGCATGAAAGTAGCAAAAAGATTGCAAAGTTCTGCAACAAGTAACCCAAAAATGCGTGGTTTAATACAAAACATCAAACTAAATCATGATGCCGTCATGACGAAATCAAATAACGTCATGCAAGAAGAGAAGAGAATAGAAGAGAATAGAATAGAAGAGAAGACAAACATACAGCAAAAAGTATCAGCAGTTTGTGTTTCTTTAAAAATGTTTAACATTACTGGCATTAATCCAAGTAATCCTACTTTTTTAAAACTATTAGAAGCTGGGGCTACTAATGAAGAGTTTTGTAATTGCGCTAAAGAGGCAAAAGTTAAAAAGTTTAATTACTTATTGCAAATGATTGTGAATATGCGTGATGAGGCTAGTAGTTTAAATATTAAGAAAGGGGCATCAGTTAAGAAAATGAAAGGTCTTGGATTTATATCTGATGAAGAATTTAACGAATGGTTAGAGCCTAAACAGGGAGTAATTTCAAATGGATGATTCAAACAAAAAACAGTTTTGGGGTATGTTGAATGTAACAATGGAATTAACTAACAAACCACCATTAACAAAAGAAACAATATTAGCCTGGTGGACTATGTTATCTAATTATGAATTTGAAGTTGTTAAGAAGGCACTTAATCAATGGGTTGATAGTTCAAGTAAACCACCAACTCCACATGACATTAAAGAACTATGCTCACATAAGGTTACGATATTTGCTAAAATACCTTCACCATTAGCTATACAGGATAATAAACGTCATGCTGATAACGTGGTTAAGTTTGTTGCTGATCGCTTAATATCTAAGACTGACTATAAAGCATGGGCTAAAAGGATATTAGCTAATCCTAATCAATTCCCTGATAAAAGTGTTCAATATGCTAAAGAAGCATTAAATGAACTGGGTTAAACTAGATAACTATTGTATTAAGTGTAAAGACTTCTTAATAGCTAAATACATAACTCCTAATGGTGAGAAGTTTGGATTAAGCCACCATAACAAGAATTATGGTTACTTTGACACAGCACTTAAAGCTAAAGCAAAAGCATTAGAAATTAATAATGCTAAATAAACAGTTTAATACTGAACTTCATGAGCATTATGATGAAATAGGTAGATTAAGAGCTTATAAGTTATTTAAACAACTCTATGGGATTGAGTTAATAGATAATCCTAATGACTACGCAGTTGATCTAATAGCTATGAGAAATAATGTTAAGGTCGGTTATGTTGAAGTAGAAGTCAGACCAGCTTGGGATGGTGTATTTACATTTAATACTTTACATATCCCTAGTAGAAAGAAGAAACTACTGACTAATGACTTACCTACAGTTCTATTAGCTTTTAACAAACAAGGTTCATTTTGTTTTATATGTAAAGACACAGTAGTTCTAGCTTCACCATTGATAGAGGTACAGAATAAATACATACCTAATGGTGAGTTTTTTTATAAAGTACCTGTGGATAAAATAAGGCTAATCACATTATGATAAATAACTTTTACTTAAGCCCTGCTAACTTACCTAATTTAATTAAAAAGTTAAGTGAGCTAGACCTTTCATTGGGTTATGTAGTGTCTGCCAAGCTAAGAAAGATAACTCGTACTGGCTTACAGAATGACTTTTACTGGAAGTTTGTAGATGAGTTTGGTAAACACTTTGGCTACGACAAAGACTTCACTCACGATCTTCTAAGGTTTAAATATTTATATAAGATTGTAGACTTTGATGGTGTAGAGGCTAAACAATTACTTTCTACAACTAAATTATCTACAAAACAAATGGGTGAGTACCTTGATAACTGTATGCGTTACGCAGCCGAGAATGGGTTTTATTTTGATGATAACTAAACCTATAAAAACTAAATTATGTCGTGTATGTCGTGTAAAATACACACCGAGTAGACCGCTTCAATCAGTTTGCTCTGCTGAATGTGCTTATAAGTACTCCAAAACGATCAGGGTGAAGGCAGAACGCAAGGAAACTAAAGAGCTGAAGGTCAAGCTCAAGACAAAAGCCGAGTGGCTTAAAGAAGCTCAGGCGATATTTAACCAATATATACGATTAAGAGATAAAGATGCCCCATGTATTTCATGCCAGCGACATCATACAGGTCAGTACCACAGTGGGCATTACAAAACCACAGGTTCACACCCAGAGTTACGGTTTAACGAATTTAACGTACATAAACAATGCGCTCCTTGCAACAATCATCTCTCAGGCAACATCATCAACTACAGGATCAATTTGGTTAAAAAGATTGGACTTGATGAAGTAGAATGGTTAGAAAGTAATCACACACCTAAAAAATATACTATTGACGATATAAAAGCATTAAAAGTATTATATAAGCAGAAAATTAAAGCACTTGACACAAAAAATAGTTAAACTACAATCTAAGAACTGCATTTTGCAGACTTTTTAGCTAAAAGGATTTTAAGATGGCAAACCCAAACAGTACTGCTGGTATTCCAGCAAAAGGCGTAGTAGTTCCTAAAGGTGCAAGCAAGGCAGACATGTCAGGCGAGCGTAAAGGTAAAATTGTTGGTGGCGTAGCAGAAGGCAAAGAAGATAATATCGGTGCTGACAAACAGTTCAATACAGGTAAAACAGAAGGCACTTGTTATAACCATTCACGTTCTGCTTACGGCAAAGACTTTTAATTAAAACGAGAACACTACAAGGCTTAAACTTGTAGGCTCTCTAACCACTACATTTAATCGGAGAAAACGAGTGGCTGAACCGAATCATACAAACAACTGCAATTCTTGTAAATTTTTTTCTTTTGGGGATCAAATGGGCAGTTGTAAACGCTATCCTGAAACTAAGAATAAATCACCTAACGACTGGTGCGGTGAGTATGTGCTTAAAAACATCATGTACGAATCAATCATTAACCAATTAGTAGTTAATTTTGGTGAAACTGAGCCAACACCTAAGAAGCGTGGAAGGCCTGCCAAATGCAAATAAAACCGCTTGCGGATAAAATAGTGGTCAAACCTGATATACGAGAACTATCAAGCGTTATCTTTGTTGATAACAAAGAAGTAGAAAACATGGGTGAAGTTGTAGCAGTAGGACCAGGTAAGAAACTTCCTAATGGTCGTAGAGAAGCTATGCCTATTGAAATTGGTGCAAGAATCAGATTTGGCACTATGAATGATGATAAGTCGGAAGAATATTTAAAATATTTTCCATATGAAGAAGATGGAGTTAAATTTATTGTGATGAGCTGGCAGGACGTGTGCTGGATTGATGAATAATGTTTTATATTTACTCACATCTTAGAAGCGATACTAAAGAACCTTTTTATATTGGTAAAGGTAATGGTAAGCGTGCTTTTGCAATTATTAACAGAAATAAGTTATGGCATGAAATAGTAAAAGATGCTGGTGGATTTATTGTTAATTTTTTAGTTAAAAATATTGATGAAGAATTAGCATTACTTTCAGAAAGAGAAGTTATTGATTCCTATAGAAAGCGTGGTGTTAATTTAGTTAATTTAACTTCAGGTGGTCAAGGTGTAAGTGGGTTAAAACATTCTGATGAAACTAAATTAAAATTTTCTAAAATACATAAAGGTAAAATAATTACTGAAGAAGTAAGAAAGAAAATATCTAATAGTATGAAAGGCATTAATGTAGGTAGACCTATTTCCGAACAACAGAAATGTAAAATATCTGCTACGCTATTAGGTAGAAAAATACCAGAAGCAACTAAATTAAAAATGGCAGAAGCGCAAAAAGTAAGACGTATTAAAGAATCTGTTTTATTAACGAATAGGAGTTTATGATGCCTTTAAAGAAATCTAAAAGCGATAAAGCGTTCAAATCCAACATTAAGACTGAAATAGCAGCAGGCAAACCACCTAAGCAGGCAGTTGCAATTGCATATTCAGTAAAGAAAGAATCATCAAAGAAAGGTAAAAAATAATGGCTATTAAACTAGAACTAGAAATTGCAGAAGTAGAACAAATCTTAAAACACTTAGCAACTGGTGCTTATGCTGAAGTAGCACAACTGATCGCTAAGTTACATGGGCAAGCATTACCTCAAGCACAAGCTCAACAACCTGTAGCTGATGCTACGGCTAATGCAGTAATAGAAGCTGAACCAGTAGATGAATAAGTAAAACTTATCAATATGTCAGATACGATACAAAACGATAATACAAACAAAGAGTTAAAAGTTGAATTAACTATTGACAAAGGTGGTGCGCCTGTTGGTAATGAAAATGCAAGAAAAGGCAGACTATTCTATGACCAGTTACGCAAGGTGCTTATTCAAGATGATGCGTTAAAGCTAAGACAGATTGCATTAAGATTAGTTGAAGCAGCAGAAGATGGCGAAGCATGGGCAGTAAGAGAAGTGATTGATCGTATAGACGGCAAAGCTATTCAAGCTACTGAGATTAGTGGTCCAGAAGGTGCAGAGCTTGTTAAAGGTATTGGTATAGTATTTGTGACACCAGATGAAAACAGAGAGGGATAATAACGGTTTTGTTTGGCCCCAGTTTCCAGCCAAACTTAAATGTTTGTTTGAACCTAAGAAAAGTCGCTATCGTGTATTATATGGTGGTCGTGGTGCAGGTAAATCTCATTCAGTAGCTCGTGCATTGTTATGTATGGGTATTAAAGACACATTACGCATATTGTGTTGTCGTGAGTTTATGACCTCAATGAAAGATTCTGTACACAAGCTATTAGTAGATCAAATCTATGATATGGGCATTGAGGCTCATTACGAGATAACACAATCATCTATACGTGGTTTAAATGGTACTGAGTTTATCTTTGCAG